AGTTATCTACCTCTGTCTTATGTGGATAGGGAGGCAATTGGTGGCGTCTGGTCCGTACCCACACCGGGTGATATGATTATCGTTGCAAGCGACGACGACCAGTTTTCTAATGTATTCTGGTTAAAGACAACTACTGGAACCGACGGCGGTTCAGCCTAAAGGAGATACTTATGAATTACCCCTGCATCAAATTGGTGGTCCCAACCGCTCTCAAACAGTATAAGAACGGTCAGTTAGCACCAAGCGTTTTGGCTTCCGTTAAAACTGGCGGAAAGATGTACGCACCAGTTGCAGAGCAATTCAATAAGTTGTACGACGCCGCTCTCGCCGCTGGCTTCAAGTTGAAGAATGTGGGCGACTACCGCTCATTTGAAGGTCAACTAACAATGTTTATGGACCGCTATGTCACCGAAGATACTGGTACTGGCGTTACACGCAAGTACGAGGGTAAGACATGGTACCTCAAGAAGGGTAAAGCCCCTTCAGCCGCTCCAGACCCCACGGGTCTCAAGGGTTCAAACCATGGCTGGGGTCTCGCAATTGACCTTGGTTATGATGTCAACGGCAAACTTACCTCAATGGGTGGCAAGTGTTTTGAGTGGATGTGCGCTAATGCCCCCTCATATGGTTTCTACTTGCAGGGTTCTGACCCTAAGTCAAAAGAGTTTGAGGCATGGCACTGGCAGTACTGCCTCGGTGATGCCACCCCTAATGGCGCACCCGCTCCCGTAGCACCAGCCACCGCTCCTGCACCTGCTCCAGCAGGCGCACCCGCACTTACTTTTACTTACCCAGGAACACCCGTTAAGCAGGGTTCAAAGGGTGACGCCGTCAAGTTGGTTCAGGCAATCGTTGGCGCAAAGCCCGATGGTGACTTTGGTGCCAAGACCCATGAACTTGTCCGTAACTGGCAGAAGTCCAAGGGTCTTACTTATGATGGCGTTGTTGGTCCGACGACATGGAAAGCCATGTTCGGCTGATAAACAGTGGCGACTAAAAAACGAGGATTAGGTCCAGCCGCCCTAAGTGTCTGGGACAGATTAGAACAAGGAAAAGAAGACGGTGGCTCTACGGGCCGCATAGATAAAACTACAGGCGCCCGTCTGCCACCTACTGACCTTGCACAGGGGTTAAACGCTCTTATCCCAAGCGGTGGCGACTTTGAGGTCTACTGGGTACAACCAGTAGACCAGTACTACATGGGTCCGACCAAGAGTTCTTGCGTCGTGGCTCATGTGTTCATTCCCGTTGCTACTAGGGATGAAGTAACTGAAGACATGGGTATTGGGGACAGCGTTGATGAGGGCATAGATATCCTTTCTAAGCAATTCTCTAGAATACGAAAGACTGACCGATCCAAGGGCGGTTCCTCATATAACATCCTCGGATATGTATATGTGATGTTTCGTAACCGCGCTGGAGTCACCAGTGGCGTTTACAAATATGGACCCATGCCGTTAGACATCTACCGCAATTATCGTGAGTACAGTTCTAAGGGTAAGGGTATTAGACAGATTCTTGAACCATTTGGATACACTAAGAGCAATTGGCCCGTTTAACAACAAGGAATTACAATGAGAGCATTTCTAGCCATGTCAGCATGGTTGGCGTCAATCGTTTGGGTAATAGTAAGCGTTATCCTTATGTCCCCCATGACAGGCATCGCCCTACTGATTAGTTGTTTCATATCGTTCCTAATATTCAGGGATACCATGAACGCCGTGCAGGCAGTCGGTCCCGTGTACTGGATTTGTAGAGATATTGTTCCCCCTAATACCCGCCTTTTTGCGTGGGGGTTTATGCGCCAGACATCTGCTCCTTGGCGCGTCGGTAAAGGCATCCAAATACGCTTTAAAAAGCACACCTTTCAAATCGGACTTTCTCGTAAAGGTAAGCAGGTATCTGATGACACTGGCTTGCTATATGCTGTCCAAGGGCGGTATCTTGATGACAAGCCTAAGGAAATCAGGGACTGGAAATGATGAGACGCAAACCTAAGACTGATCTCCCAAAGATTGCCCGACTCCAAAAGATGACTAAGAGTGAGTTAGCCACATGGGGAGAGCAGTGCCTGATCTACACCTGCCAGTCATTTGATAACTGGCGTTACCGTGATGGGACTAATGCTGAGGTACTCCAGGCCGCAGAAGTATTCCACGAGATATTAAAAGAAATCGCCTCCAGAGATATCAGTAAGTAATACTGCCTTGATTTTTGTTTTATACTTACTCTTATGAGTGAAGAATCAGATGTTGAGGATACGGAATACAACGAAGACATTGGTGACTATCAAGAGGAAGAACTAGACGAAACATCTACGGAATTCGTTGACCAACTGGTCATGAAGTTAATCGTCTTTACCGAAGAGTTCTGTAATGTCACCCTGTTCCCCTATCAGGTCCCGATTGCCTATCGGATCATTGAGTCCATCGTCCTTGGCGACGGTGAAGAACTAACCCTCGTTGCGACCCGTCAGTCTGGTAAGTCTGAGGTTCTTTCTAATGTCATGGCATCCATGATGGTCATTCTCCCGCGCCTGTCCAAGGTCTACCCAACATGGCTGGGTAAGTTTGAGAAGGGCTTTTGGTGTGGTGTGTTTGCCCCCGTTGAGGATCAGGCTGACACGGTGTTTGGTCGTATCGTCAGCAAGTTGACCAGCGAACACGCCATGAACTTCCTCCTTGATCCTGAGATTGATGATAAGGCGTCATCAGGTGGCGCTCGCGGTAAGGGTCGTATTATCAGCCTGAAGAAGTCAGGGTCACTCTGCCGTATGCAGACCTGTAACCCTAAGGCAAAGATTGAATCTAAGACCTACCACTTCGTCATGATTGACGAAGCACAAGAGGCCGATGAGTTCATGATTTCTAAATCAATTAAGCCGATGTTAGCGTTCAACAACGGTTCTATTGTTCTTACGGGCACGGCTACTAGGAATAAGTCTTACTTTTATAAGATGATCCAGTTTAATAAGCGCCGTGACACAAACGCCAGACGGGGCCACAGACAGGCGCACTTTGAGTATGACTGGCGAGTTGCCGCTAAATACAACGATAACTACGGCAAGTTCATTGCTAAGGAAAAGACCCGTATCGGGGAAGACTCCGACGAGTTCCAAATGTCCTACTGCAACAAGTGGATTTTGGAAAAGGGTATGTTTGTCACCGAGGAACGCCTAGAGCGCCTGTACGACCCGTCTATGGCTATTGTGAAGAAGTGGTGGCGTAGCCCCATTGTCATGGGTATAGATGTGGCGCGAACCAATGACTCCACCGTGGCTACAGCCGTATGGGTGGACTGGGACCACCCTGATGGGTTTGGTTTCTTTGAGCACCGCGTCCTTGACTGGCTGGAAATCAACAATGTTGAGTGGGAACAGCAGTACTTTGAAATGATTGACTTCATCCGTAACTTTGATGTCTACCGCATTGGTGTGGACTCTCAAGGTGTGGGTGGCGCTGTTACCGAGCGACTACAACTCTTGCTCCCTGAGATTGAGGTAGTCGCTGTCTCGTCTGACGCCAAGACTCAGAACGAGCGTTGGGTACACCTGACCGAATTAATGCAACGAGAGCAGTTGATTATTCCTGGGCACTCCAAGGCGCGCCGTACCCGATCATGGAAAAAGTTCAACCAGCAGATGTGCGACCTTGAAAAGGTTTACCGTGGCCCGTACCTACTAGCCGCCGCTCCTGATGAGAAGGGTGCATTTGATGACTACCCCGATTCTCTAGCAATTGCTTGCAGTATGACGGCATTAGAAGTAATGCCAATGGTGGAGTCATTTAACTCTCCCTTTTATAGGTAAACTATGGTACGATAAGTGGAGATAAACCCCTACTAGGAGGAATCCATAGATGGCAGTTGCACCTGTTCCCATGTTCCCAGAAAAAGGCACCCCAGTGTTTGAGCGTTCGTACGCCCCAAGCATTCCGGGTAACCGTGGCCCGCTCCGCTTTGAAGAAGGCGTAGCCACCGATACCGATGTCCCTTATGACTTCGGCGTTGGTGCTTATGAGGACACCGCCCCGTCGCCCATGCGACAGAACCATAACAACCCTGAGATGTTCTACAAGTACGCTGAGGAAACAATGCGCGAGCGCGCCCACATCGGGTCGTCTTCGTGGATTGAGGCCCCGACCGTTCTTGGTGAATTCGTACAGGGTTCAATGGCTGGAGACTACATCCCGCAGTTTGAATACTCGTACAACACGGGCGGTCACATGAACCGCCCGAACCCAACAGTCGTTTACGACTGATCATGGGTGATACCGGGAATTTCTCGGTAGTTGGCCCGGCACCGAGTAGTACATTCGGGTCATCCCCGGAACTGTCTAATTATCAGGCAGTTGCGGGGATGTTTCGTCGCGTCCAAAAAGGTAATGAATTAGTTACGGCGCGCGCTGACAACTTTGGTATTGTTACCAAGATTTCTAGCCCCTTCGTGCCTAGCCCCCTCGGTGGCAAAGTAGCACTCAATATGCCCCGCTATGCATCAGGTATTGGTGAATTCGTTCTTGATCCGATGCAGAACTTCAAGTCTGAGAAGTTAGACCTAGAGGGCCGTAAGTACGGCAACTCTACGATTACTAACCCAGGTCAGAAGTTTGATTCTAATAAGTTACGCCGTAAAGGCGTCTCATCTTATAACCGCTATAAGGCTGGTAAGACTTCTTATATGCCAGGCCGATTTGGGCATAGTTCATACAAGCCCGGAAAGATTCAGGCGTTCTGATGGCTAAGAAAAAGAAAAAGTTAATTGCACCAGTCCGCGATACGACGCGCACGGATAGCCCTGTTGATCCTGGATACCC